CCGGTGGTGTCGAAGACTGGCGGCAGCTTGCCCTCGCCCAGCCACCCCTCGATGTCCCGGCCGTAGTCGGCCTGGAGCTTCTCCAGGGCGGCCCCGCCGATCATCTTGCCCCCGGTCAGGGCCTCCATGGCCCGGATGTCCTCCGGGGCGTTGTCCATGGGCGGCAGCACGCCTTTGTTCAGCCACTCGAAGACGCCCTTGCCATACTGCTCATGCAATCTCTTCATGGCGTCCCGGCTGATTATCCCCTCGCCGAGCTGCACCTTGATCAGCCTCTCGTCGGCTCTCATGCCGTTGTGGGCCGTGGCCACCTTGCTGAGGTCGAGGCCGCCATGGGCCTCCACGATGCCGCCCGTGTGGAAAAATGGCAGGAAGCCCAGGCCGGGGATGGCCTTGAGTACGCTGGACAGCATGTTGGCCAGACCTTTGCCTGCGTCCATCAGGAACTTGCCCATGCCCTTACCGACGTCCATCAGGAAACTGCCAGCGTTTTTCAGGAAATCGAAGAATCCCTTGCCCACGCTCTTCAGGAAGTTCCCGGCCGTGCTCCCGGCGTTGGACAGGGCGTTGGCCCCCTCGGTGCTGCCAGCCAGGATGTCGGAGGCCCCCTGGCCGAACACCCCCTTAATCAGGTCGGTGATCGACGGCAGCCCCTCGAGTGCCTCGTCGATGAAAGACTTGCCCACGTCCAGGCCCAAACTGGCGAAATCAAGCTCGTCGCCCTCGATCAGGCTCATCAGCTTTTCCGAGAATTTGGTGGCCATCAGGGCACCGGGGCCTTCCTCCTCCCCGCCTGCCCCGCCCGGCAGCCCCGAGGTGCCGGGTGCCACGGTGCCGCCCATCATACCGCCCATGCCAGCGAGCGGGTCTTCGCCCATGCCGCCGAAGCCGCCCATGCCGCCCATGCCCCACTCGCCCATGCCGCCGAAGCCGCCCGCGGGTTCCATACCGGCCGCGGCCGCCGCCTGCATGAGGATGTTGGCCGCCTGGGTGGCCCCGGCCACCATGTAGTTGGCCACCTGCATCCCGGCGTTCTGCAAGACCAAGGACGACTGCTGGGTGGCCTGCTGGTCGAGCAGGTTGGTCTCCTCGGTTGTCTTGTACCGGAGCAGGGCCGCGGCCTTGGCGGTCTGGAGTTGAATGGCCGAGGCTTCCTTGGCTGCCTTGACCATCGGGTCGGTCTGCTCGAAAATGCCGCCGAGGATCAGTGCCAGGGCGTCGAAGCCCCTGGCCACCACGCCCTCGATGGCCTTCTGCACGGCCAGCGTGACCGAGGTGTAGAATATCTCCTCGAGCACCTCCTGGATGTTGACTTCTTCCCCTTTGAGCGCCGACACCACCGCCGTGGCCAGGCCGGTGGCGATCGTCTGCTCCAGCTGGTCCATCACCTCGAGGGTGGTCTCATACATCCGGGTGGCCGCCTCCTTCATCCTGGCCACCGAGAACTCCTTCAAGGCCCCGACCACTCCCTCGGCCTGCCAGGCCTGGCGCTCGGCGTTGAACTTCCTCATCGCGTCGGCCATGTTTTCATAGGCCATGGCCTGCTCGTACAGGGCCGGGGTGATGGTCTTCTCCAGCAGTTGCCGCTCCAGGGCCAGCTTGTTCATTTCGTGCTGGAGCTCGACCGACTGCCGCTGGAACTTGATCTGGTCGTTGAGGAACGGCGTCATCCCCGCCATTTCGTCTGAGAACTGCTTGGCGAAGCCCAGGCGCTTCGTCTCAAGGTCGATGAAGTAGAGCAGCTTTTGCCTTTCGGCCCACTTGGTGATCTCGACCTCGGCTCCCTTGATGCCCTTGTACTGGCGCAGCAGTTCCTTGCGCTGTATCTCTATCGACTGTAGCTGGTCGTTGGTGGCCCCGACCAGCCATTTGTTGTAGTCCTGCTCGAGGTTCTGCTTCTTGGCGATGAACAGCTCCTCTTCCTTGGCCTTGGCCGCGGTGACGTCAACGCCCTTCTTGGCGATCTCGTCGAGGGCCTTCAGCTCGTCCTGGTGCCACTTCGTCAGCTGCTCCATGCCGCTGCCGGTCAGCGACATGATCTCCCTGATGTAGCCCTCGGTCAGGGACTTCAAGGTCTCCAGGGTCTGCTTGAGTTCGTCGGCCCCGCCTCCTCCGCCACCGCCGCCCCCCGGCGCGCCGCCCTTCCTGCCCTTTTTCCCCTTCTTTGTCTCCGTCGTCGGCGTCCAACCGGCGAGCGGGTTCTCGTCGTATTTGTAGGCACCAATGGCCTGCTTAATATCCGTGACACCGGCGAGCGGATTCTCGTCGTATTTAAACCCCAGGGCTTTTTTGTTCTGTTTTCTCAGGTCGGCAGCCACATCCTCCATGGCCCCTTCCATTGACACCTCGACGTGCAAGGTCGGCGTCACGCTGGCGAGGTACTCGACGATCCAGTCGACGTATTCGATGACGGTCTGCTTGGCGTTCTCCCAGGTCTGCCCGAAGGACTCGCTGAAGAACCCATCGACGGTGTTCCAGGCGTCGGCCCAGTCGGGGCCGGAGTTGGCGATGGCCTCGTAGGTGTCGGTGACCACCGAGTACACGCCCCAGATGGCCCCGCCCATCATGACCGCCGCGGCCACGAACGGGGCCACGGAGGCCGTGGCTGCCGTGCCCGCCCCCGCGGCCGCCGTGCCAGCCCCCGTGAAGGCCGTCCCGATCGAGGCGATGACCCCGACGATCTTGCCGCCTATCCAGAGTATGGGGCCGAGGGCCGCCAGGAAAAGGCCGATGTCGACGACCAGGCGCATGGTGGAGGGGTGGGCCTCGTTCGCGGCCCTGGTGAGCTCGGTGAGGCGCTTGGTGAACTCGATGGCGTCCTCGAGTATGCCGGACTCGCCGATGGAGATGGCCAGGCCCTCGACGGCGCTCTTCAATTCGATGAGGCTGTAGTTCAGCCCCTGGTCCATCTGCTCGCTGACCTTCTGGGTAACACCCCCGGCGTTGTTCAACTCGTTCACGAAGTCGACCATGGCCTTCTTGCCCTGCGACGTCAGGGCGGTCATGCCAGGCCCGGCCCGCAGGCCGAATATCTCTATCAGGTCACCGGCTGTGGCCCCGGCCTCGCCGAGGTCGCCGAGTATGTCCTTCATGTTCTTCAGGCTGCCGTCGGATGCATTGATCTCGACCTTCAGCCTTTTGAGGATTTCCTTGACCTTGTCGGTGGGGGCGGCCAGCCGGGCCAGGGCACCGCGCAGGGTGGTGCCAGCCATGGAGGCCTTGATGCCCGCGTTGGCCATCAGGCCCATCATGGTGGCGGCGTCCTCGAACGAGACGCCCATGGCGGAGGCGGTCGGGGCGGCGTACACCATGGCCTCGGACAGTTCGCTCAGGGTGGTGTTGGAGGATATGAAGGTCTTGGTGAGGACGTCGTTGACCCTGGACAGCTGGTCGACCTCGAGGCCGTAGCCCGTCAGGATGTTGGTGGTCTGGTCGGCCACCTGGGCCAGGTCTTGCCCGGAGGCGGCGGCGATCTGGAGGGTGCCGGGCATGGCCCCCATGATCTCGTTTACATCCAAGCCCGCCATGGCCAGGTAGCCCATGGCGTCGGCGGCCTGGCTGGCCGAAAACCTGGTGGTCGCCCCGAGCTCCTTGGCCTGGTTGCGCAGCCGCTCGAAGTCCGTGCCGGAGGCCTGGGTCAGGGCCTTGACCCGGTTCATCGACTTCTCGAAATCCCCGGCCATTTTCAATATGCCAGCGCCGACCCCGACGATGGGCAGCGTCAGGTACATGGTCATGGACCTACCGGCGCTTTGCATCGACTTGCCGATGGTGCCCATGTTCTTCGAGACCTTGTTGCCGAACGCCTGCATCTTGGCGGCGGCGGCCTCAAGGCTCGTGGTGTCGATGCTCAACTTGGCGATCAGGTCACCGAGAAACATTTATCGCCCCTTCTTGGCCCAGTTGGCTATGCCCAGCAGAATCTGCTTTTGTTCTTCGACGGTCTGTGTAGGTTCCCCGGCAGCGGGCCTCTCGAACCCGGTGCCCCAAAGCATGAAATCCTCCAGCTTGCCCTTGCGGCGGCGGCCCTTCTTGCCGTAGATGGCCTGGGCCATCGTGAACATCAGGTGGCAAACCTGCGCCATCCTGTAGTCGTCCCGCAGCCCCCCGATCATCTCGATTTCGTCGTAGCCCTCGAGCTCGGTCAGCTGCGAGGCGGTCAGCTGCCCCAGCAGGATGTCGGGGTGGGGGCAGCCCAAGGCCACGGCTATCCGCCAGTGCTGGAGCCGCCTCGGCCGCCCTTTGATTTTTTTATCAGCTGGTCCCTCTCCTCGTCGCCGATGGCGTTCAGCTTCTGGGCGGCGTCGGCCAGCCTTTCGAGCAGGATGGCGTCCTTGGCCTTGGCGAGGGCCACGCTGTCGTCTGGCCCCAGCAGCAGGGTACCGTGCTCGTCGCACAGGGTGTTCACCAACAGCTTGCCCCGGAAGTTATGCAGGTCCTGGGTGTACGTCACGGTGCCTTTGGCGTCCCGGTTCTCCTTCATCATCGACAGCTCGAACACGTTCTTGTCGTAGCCGCTCATCTCGCGGACGTAGACGTGGTCGCCGTCGCCGAGGTCGACCTTCTCGATCTTGAATTTTTTCTTCTCGAGCAGTTTGTCCCTGGTGAGCAGTGCCATGGTTAGGCCTCCTTGACTTAGCCCGTGGTTAGGGCCATTCTGGTTGTTAGCCGGGGCTCGGGCCGGAGCCGGAGTTCAGCGTGACCTGCCCGGTGATCTGTATCACGATTGACGCCGTGACCTTGTCGTCGGGCGGGATGTCGAGCGGACACTCGGTGACTAACCCTTCGAATTCAAGGGTGGTGTTGTCCGTGTCGGGCAGCACGATCTCGTAGTTCTGGGCCGTGTCGCTCTCGAAGTCGTTCTTCATCGTCTCGTAGGTGTCCCGCACGAAATTCATTTCGAGCTCAAGAGTGCCGGGGTCCCGGAAGCCCGCGATGAAGGTCCGGTAGCCGCCCGCCGTGTCCAGGGCCGTGGTGTCGATGGTCTCACGGGTCATGCCGGGGCCGGTGATCGAGTTGATCTGCCCGATCGCCTCCCACTCCCCGGTGCCGGAGTTCCAACGACGAAACTGTGTCCCCTTGCCTGCGATCGCCAAAATACACCTCCTTTCAGGTACTTAACCCGAATTGGCGGTTAATCGTCAACGGTTATTTCCCCCTTATTCCTTGGCGGATAATAAGGGTGCCCTTTCCTAGTTCTGCAAGAACTTGTTGCAATGGCATCCGTCCTTTAACGCCCTACGATGCTCCTTCATCCTCGCCTTGGCGGCCACGGAGCTGCCGACGTAGCGTTTACCGTTGAGCCTGTTCAATATCTGGTAAACGCCAGCTATGGCCATAGTCGTTCCTCCTTTTCGGTTCAACAAAAAGGCCGACAGCCCCCGGCGTGGAGGTTGTCGGCCTCGGTTGTTCCGTCAGCCTTGTGCCTATGTTTGCCCTATTTTATTTTAATTCACCCAAAAAATAAACAGTTATTTCAGGCTCTCTGGATGTCGAAGTTCGCCACCCACCAGAAGCGCCCGTTCTCGTCCTGGCC